GAATGGTGCCGTGAATCTGTTGTAGTCCTTGTTAAGAAGGTCTGTGTATGAAGCGCTTGTAACACTTGAGCCGGCTTTGCGCGAACCAGAACAATAATAGTATGCGTTAGTAGTGCCAGTGGCCTTTTTCACATCATCCAAAGTAAAGATATACGAGAATCCGTCTACACCAGTAATGCCGCCTGCAGATGGGTCATCACCCAAGCTGGCATATAGGAGCCTGTGCAGATCTGCAACACTTGGGTCTGGAATAGTGGAATCTGGAGACCTTGTAGTCTGGAATCCGAAGTACGCGTTTGTCTGGTCGGATAACCCACCATCAGATGCGGAGTGGCGCAATCTGTTGATCGGGAAAGCAAACGAGCCAGACATTCTACCTGCGTACGCTGGCTTAAGAAGAGACGAGGTAAGGTTCGATTGAATGGAGCCGAAGCCGTCGTTAGAACCGGACATTGCTCCGCCAAATGTCCCTCCTGAACCGGTAATAAAGCCACCAGTGCTTAATCCACGCCACGAAAGAATATCAGAAAACTTAGGAGGACCATAGTAACCGAAGGGGAGAAGTGTCTCAAGACCGCTAGCTCCGCCATCGACTGCTTGATCCATCTCAACATATACGAATTTAGACAGGTTATCGTATTCTCCATATGTCTTAAGAATCCTATTTGTTGAATCCCACTCAGCATACTTGTCGCCGATACGACGGGCGATATAATCTGGAGATGCTGGGTTGAGGTTAACTCCATCAAAGCGCTCAAGAACTTGAATTTTGCTATCAGTATCGCTGAGGGCGCGCAACACAACCGAGAAGCTTCCGTAGGGGTTTAACTTTGTGTTAGACTGGCGAACCTTTTCGATGGAGACTTTTGCATTTCTCTGTAACCACTCACCGTGACCTCGACCTTTAAGCCTGAAGAGCTTCTGTAGATCTGTTGCGACAAAGCTAGCTGGGCTACCCAAGTGCTGACCAACGAACCAACCGGCTTTAGCCTCTGGTCTGCTTGCAACACCTTGCATGTTGTGGGGCCCGGTGCTAGTGGCGGATTCAAGTGCGATTGGCAGCATAACTCCAAAGGCTGGCTGACCAACAAATGTTGACCCTGTGCCAACAAGGCTTCTTCCGGACTCACCAGCGATAACAGAGTTCTTAGAATATCTGGTGCGCATGTTTTGCTCAAACGACTCGCCAAGCCAGTAGTGCTTGTGTGATTCTGCTGGATAAAATGTGCCGGCAGTCGTGGTAAGCTGTGGATTAGTATTGAACACCTTGCGAATGAAAGTGTCTTGTGTATCATCAAATCCAAATGTAATCTTCTCTGACGCGCCGGATCCGGTAGCAAGTATAGTAAACAAATTATTGGAATCTGTTTCGATAATCGCGCCCAAGGATGCAGTGTTGGGGATATCTGAACTGTCGCCTTTTGGCTTCATAGCCCCAGCAAGTGTTCCAGAGAGAAGCAGGGTTCCTGCTGACTCAGCATACCAAACGGCGGCTAATGAGCCGGTACCAAGCTGGCCAGAGTTGCCCAAAGCAGATCCCGATGGGAAGACGAACAGTCCGTATGCGCCGCCGGCGGTTGCTAGAGAAGCGCCGCCCACGTTCATAGCGGTTTTCCAGCCATTTTCACCTCCTGAAGTCTTATTGGCGTTCTGTTCTCCGAGCAGGCGCACAAAAGTGAGGGGTGCGACGTTCGCATTCATGAACGCTTTTGCTGCGTATGTTCCGTACATCGGAGACTGGTAGTTGCCGTCTCTGTAGATGTCACCGCCGCCGTTTCCGGGAACGGTATCACCGAACATTTCCACAAACTGTGAATATGACTCAACCTTTACGGGAGTCATTGCTAGACCACGGGTAGAACGTCCAATGACGACTGGCCCTATTGCATTTGCTGACTTAGGAATGAACGAGTTGTCGATCTCGTTGATAAACACTCCGGGAGATACAAACTTAAAACTTTTAACTGACATATTATTGCCCCTCTTTAGAATAATCTTTGGATTGATGTCTCAATCATAATTTAAATAGTATTTTGCTTGTCGAAAGGATACACTAGTTTTAATAAAAACGCTTTTCAGTTCCTGAAGTGTCTAATCTTCCCACAAATTAAAGTTACCAGGAGGTACTATGGACTCACTTGGGAACTGATACTCTACAACGTTCTCATCTATTCTCGCAATTGGGGTGTCAGGATTGTCTCCATCTCCCACCAAATATCCCAAGACATTAATGGTGATTTCCGTGCTGTATAATCTTGAATCTTCGCCCATTGATGCGGCGTTATTCGTTTGACTGAAGCCTTGTTGTACAAAGCCCTCGTATACGTGGCCCTTCCTCTTCATAGTGAATGCATTTATCTGTCCTGTACGAGTGATGAACGGTGTTGTTAACTGGTTGATCTGTTGCTGATACTCGGTCTTAATACTAATCTTATATTCGATATCCACATAAATTGGAATCGGAATCGACACAGTTTGTATGACCACTTTAGTGTTTCTCCTTGGAGAATACTTCTGTTTAGTAGTGCCAGCATTGGTTCTTGTTCCTGAAGCTGCTGCAAAGTTTCTGGTTTTGTCTTGTACAATCCTTTTTGCTATTACTATTCTTCCGGGACGTCCGTTCTTTTCTACCGAATAGAGGTGCGCTTGGAACGAACCTTTCTTAGCTGGATCTTTAACTATATTAGTTCTCTCGATACTGATTAAGGGAAGCTTTAGGGCGCCGGCGTCATCGCGGAGGTCTTTGGAGTTCTTGACTTGAAAAGCCCTTTCCGGAGCTTGCCATAAAACCGGTACGTTTACATACCCCTCGTTCGTTTGGGCTGACAAGTTTAAGTCTTCTTTCAGCCATGACACAATCGCATAATCGATATCCTCGATTGTAGACGATAGCATACCAACTTCTTTTAAAGTGAACTCTCCCTCACCTTCTGGTATCATAGCGAAATCAAAGTTATCAGGTAGCATCGAATAGTCCCTTTCTTGCTCTGCGGCATCTTGCAGTTAGTTCAAAGTCGTGATCAACTTGTCCAAAGAGCTTTTTCTCCTCGGAAAGTTTAACGATCTCGTAATAATAAGAGCCGTATAAAACAAAGTCGCCTTCTCTTACATAGAGATCCTGATCTTCTTCCAGCCTTCTATTATGAAAATGTATATTAATCTCCCAAGTTTTATCGATACCAGCGCCGTCCATATAGTCCGTTGAAAAATCGGTATACTCAACGAGTGCGTATACACGGATTGGGGGAAGGAATGTTTTCTCGATTGCCTCACCATATAAATCATGGAAATCCGTTCTATCCATATCAATAGGATAATAGAGAACTTGTTGGCCTATTACCTTTTCAATAAGTTCATCGTTAACTTGTTTGACTAGGTTCCGCTCTTTCTCACCTAAGAATAACGGAGGTGGTGGAGCCTTCGGTTTTTTCCATTCATTTGACATCTAAAGCTACCCCACAAAAATTGGCAATGGAGTAATTTTAAGTACGTTTGACGCTGCATCGCTGATTTCTTGATCTTGTTTCGCAAGCGCTGGGTATTCCATCTCTTTGATCATTTCGACCAACTTATCTCTTAGCTGTTGCTGTTCATCTTTCGCCTGTGATAGAAGTTCAGCATGGTTTAAGGTGACACTCTCGCCAGGAATCGGCATAGTGGTAAATTTACCTCGGATTTGCCCAAGCATCTCTTTACAAAGTGCCAGAGCATACTTTCTAATCCATTGTTTACCCATTGAGTTAATGTTCTTAAACGGAAGATTGTTGAAAGGAAGTGTATTGACATTATTCACACCCCTAATGGCGGATTTTGGATCGTCATTATCGTCATAGGCGCCCATGTCTACATAAAATTTAAACCATATACGATCAGCAGCGCTCAGCCCCCAATAGCTAGGTGTCGGATATAACCGTAGCTTGTTATTAATTATTTCATACGAATAATGAGAAGTTCTTGTGTAGATTGAGTCCTCATACATAACCGCTTGCATCTTGTTTTGCCATGTTGGGATAATTTCAAAGGTTGAATCGTCAGCAAACTGTCCGTATGT